CGGCGTTCTGTCGCAAGAAATACGGCGATGCCAGGATGAACGCTCTTGACATCCGCGCCCACCGAATCGCGAAGAAATCCAAATCCGACGAAGCAATGCGCGTGATCGCGCTGAAAGCGATGCTCGATGAAACCTAAACGCTGGTATCGGAACATGACCGCGCAGAAGGCAGCGGAAATCAGGCGCCGTTACTTTGCCCGCGAAGCCAATCAAGCCGCGCTTGCCATGCAGTACGGAATTAGGCAAGGTACGGTTTCAAGAATCGTATCCGGTGCCACATGGCCGTGATCTGGAAGGGGCGGAAACCCTTGTTGACCGAGGATCAATACCAGTCCGTGCAAGAGCGCCTGGCGCTGTGGGAGGCCAACAGCCCGCAGAGGATCGCCCGCGAATACTGCGTGGCTGTGAATGTTATCCTCGACATAGCCGCCGGTCACGGCCCCAAGCGATACGGCGGCAATGGCAGCCGGTAGGAAATCAAAAATGGTTGACGCGATGTGCGCTCTCAGGACCTCAGCCCGTCCGAATCCCGCTGGCCGGATATCCTCCGCCGGCAGTCGGGAACGCAGTCATCCCGCTGCCGGGCTGAGGTCCGCTTTTTTCCTCGCCATCGCCGGGTGGGCGGTCATCCTGCTCGCGGTACTCGGGGTTTTGCAGTGCGCTAGAGCCGAGACCGTCAGTGCCACAGGCTCCGGGCTGAACTGGAACGTCGCCCTCCCTCCTGGCGCCACCAACACCCTGCTCCGCCTGACCTGTTACGACTGCGACGTAAGGGACGAGGGCAGGCTGACGATCAACGGCGGGACGCCAATCACCCTATTCGGGGCGGATAACGCGGCTCTGGACCGGATTATCGGTCAAATCACCGTTGTAACCCCGGTCCCGGAGGCCGCTTCGCTGGTGTTTTCCTTCCTGCGGACCGCAAACAGCTACCGGATCGACGCCGTGACGGTCGAATTCACCCTTCCAGCCCTAGAATCCCCGTGGCTCACCACGGCAAAGGGTCTGGAGACCTCCGGCTGGGTCCCCTCATGGCTCACTGCTGACGACGATATCTGGATCGTCAGTCGTGAGGACACTGAGCCCGCGAGGACGATGGTCTGCGCCACAGACAAAACCACTGGCGCAAGGTCAACCGCGTGGCTCACCGATCAACTGGCAACCCTGCCGACCACACAGAGACCCGCGGAAACCGCCTGTGATGTGGCATGGTGCTTTGCTTCCGGCCCCTCACGACCCGCAACTATTCGGAGCGCCTGCCCATAATCCGCTGGGTCAACGCTCTCGGAAAAGAGTGGGGCCGCTGGCGCAAACGCAATGAGCCCCAGTGGGCCACGATCTCACTGCTTGGGCGGATCAGGGATGAGGGCCTCACCGGAGCGGCCATCAAGCAACACGGCCAACGCATCCCGGTCAAGTTCATGCCGCCGGAAATTGCACAATTTCACCGGGCCTGGCTCACCCTCGCAGAATCACAGCGCATCGTCTGTGAGGTCAATTACCATCCAGGAGGCAGCGCCAAGATCAAAGCCAGAACCCTCAGCATGAGCACAGCCACGCTGTACAGAGTGCTCGACCATGCCCAAGTGCATCTGTCGATAGCGATAGAGCGTGATTCCCAAATTCTCAGACCGACCAAGGGCGATATGGTAAATACGCGGTAGGGTCACAAATCGACACTATGCGCAGAAGCCAAAACTACGTCCTCGTTTTGTGGATGACAAATCCCAACGACGTGTCTCAGAAAATCTGGGCACTGGGTAGTCCCGATGATCGTTACGTCTGGGACTTGGGCGACGGCGAATTGTGGGATATGACGTGAGGACCCGGCAAAACTACCTCGGCGTCGTCAACGAAGAATCCGCCATCACGGTCAACGTGCAGCGGCTTGACGACAACTCCGGTGCTGTCGAGGCGCCCACCACGCTCAAGTATCGCGTGGACTGCCAAACCACCCGCACCGCTCTGGTGCCGTGGACCACCGTTACCGCTGATGTGGTGACGGTGGTCCCCGTGTCAGGGGCAACCAACATGATCCAGGACGACCGCGACGCCGAAGAAATCAAAGTCATGACCGTCATGACCGATGAGGGACTGTCTACGCAACTGACCAGCGAGTATGCGTGGTCCGTGGTCAATCTGTACGGAGCCGGGCAGTGAGTTCCGACCTCACCCGTCGTCGGTTGGCATGGGCACGGGCGAGGGAGGGCATCCCGGTGAGCTTGATCATCGACAAGCTGGGCGATCACGTCAAAGGCGATGCCGAGTTGTCTGTTACGCAGATCAGGGCGTGCGAAATCCTGCTCAAAAAGGCAATGCCTGATCTCCAGTCGGTGGATCACGAGGGCTCGATTGACACAACTGCCGTGACAGCCGAAGAGTTGAAAGCCCGGGCGAAGAACCTCGGCATGGACCCGGACACCCTCTTTGCAAACGCAGGCGATCCAGAAAGCCCAACAGCGCATTGATCTTAGGATCGCCGCGCTCGAATACCGACGGGCGCACCGACGGGAATTCGTGGCGCCGTGGTATCCGTGGCAACAGGAGTTTTTCCGGGCCACGGCAACGCACTCGCAGGTGATGGTCCTCGCTGGCAATCGGACCGGGAAGACGCTCTCCGCAGGGTACTGCTTCGCGGTCAACGCGACCGGCGATTATCCGGAGGGCTGGGAGGGGCGAAGACTCAGGAATGCCGGCACGCACTGGGCACTCGGGGTTGACGCTCGACAGGTACGGGACGTGCTGCAGAAAGAGCTGATCGGCGATTTGCTCGATGGCGACAAAATTACCGGAGGGTGGATACACCCCGGCGAAGTCGTCCGCATTGCCAGGTCTCAATCCCCAGGGCTGGCCTCTGATATCTGGGTCCGGCATGTGGACGGTGGAGACTCACGGATCAGCCTGCGCAGTTACACCCAGGCTGGGACGGGTCAGGCAACCCTGCCGTTTGCGGGCTCATCGGTCGATCAGATCTTGGTGGACGAGCAACCCGGGGATGAGATCGTCGGCCAGTTGGTTACGCGGACGATGACGGGGGATCACGGTAGAGGCGGGCTGATGATCTACTCGATGACGCCGGAGAAAGGCTTGACCCAGTTGGTGCAAAATTTCATGGAGCGCCGGGGTCCGCAGCAAGCGTTGATCGGCCCGATTGCATGGAGCGATTGCCCGCATCTCACGCCGGCTGTGCAGGAGACGATTCTCGCCTCGATCCCGGAGCACGAGCGGGACATGCGATCCAAGGGCGTGCCGTTTTTCGGGTCAGGCCTGGTGTTCCCGATTGCGGAGGACCGGATCAAGTGCGAGCCGTTCGAAGTTTCGAAACGGCCGTGGCTGAGGGTGCTGCGAGCGGTTGACCTTGGTATAGATCATCCCTGTGCTACGGCATGGCTGGCCTACGATCCTGAGGCCGACGTGATGTACCTCACCCGCACGCACTCACGATCAGGCTCGATTGTGGCCGAGCACGCCGCAGTGACCAACAGCCAGTGGGACCACAGCCCGTGCGTATTTCCACACGACGCGGACAACCGCGAGAAGGGCTCAGGACAGACCGTGAGGATGCTCTACGAGCAGAACGGCATCAGGAATGCACTGGATTTCTCGAACCCCGATGGGTCGATCTACGTTGAGCCCGGTATTCAGGCGCTATACGAATGGATGCGCACCGACAAGTTCAAGGTGTTCTCGACCTGCAAGGAATTCTTCGATGAATTCCGCAAGTACCACCGCGACGAAGGCAAGATTGTGAAACTCGATGACGACGTGATTTCTGCCACTCGCTACGGCGCGCAGATGGTCAAGCGGTATGGCGTCTCGCCGACTGCGCAGACGTTGGTGCCTCAGGCCGTTGGCGGAGCGTTCCGGTTTTGAGAAAGGAACAGCGGGACAAGCTCGCGTCGCAGGGCAAGGCCCTGTATGACAAGGCGGCGAGCGTTGACTCTGATAACCGCAAGTGCGCCGAAGCAGACCTGCGATTTGCCTTTGAGGATGGCGGGCAGTGGGATCAGCAGACCTTGAGGGATCGTGACGGCAGACCCTGCTTTACCTACAACCGCATCGAGCCCGTCATTGACCAGATCGTCGGCGATCAGCGGCAGAGCAGGCCGCAGATCAAGCTCCGCGCGGTGAAAGAAGCCTCAAAGCGGCAGACCGACGTTTACTCAGGGTTAATCCGCAACATCGAAGCGATGTCGGATTCCGAGTCCGTGTATGACCAGCAGTTTTTCTACGCGGTAGCGATTGGGTCGGGAAACTGGCGGGTCATCAACGACTACTGTGATAGCGACAGCTTCGACCAGGACATTTACATACGGTCGATCCCCAATCCGTTCTCGGTGGTGTGGGACCCACTGGCTTCGCACCCGACCAAGCGGGACGCGAACTATTGTTTTGTGACCTCGAAGATGTCCAAGGATGCCTTTGAGGCCAAGTATCCCAAGGCCGACATGCGGGACTTCGAGGACTTGGGAGCAGACTGGATCGACGATGACAGCATCCGTGTAGCGGAGTGGTATCAGCGGCTGCCGTCGAAATCAGCGCTTCTGGAGATGTCGGACGGGCGGGTTATTCGCGAGGATGAAGTAGCGTCGATCCTCGACGAACTCGAAGCACAAGGGATCACGGTCAAGCAGAGACGTGTGGTGAACGGCCACAAGATTCGTTGGGTCAAGATGACCGGGGCGCACGTCCTGGAAGAGCCGATTGAGTACAAGTGGCAGTGGATTCCCGTCATCCATGTATGCGGAAAGAGCATCAATATCGCCGGCAGGGAAGTCCGTAAGGGTATCGTCCGGAATGCGAAGGACCCGCAGCGGAGCTTCAACTACACGCGCTCCGTTTTGGCTGAAGAAATCCTGCAATCCCCGAAAGTCGATTATCTGCTGACGCCTACCCAGGTCAACGGGTTTGCGAAACTCTGGGATGAGTCGAATAGAGTCAAGCGAACGTGGCTACCGTACAACCCAGATCCTGTCGCGGGACGACCGACGCGGGAACCAGGCAAGCAAGTCCCGATTGAACTGGTAACGCTGGCTCAACAGGACGCCGACGATATCAAGGCGACGACGGGTTACTTCGACCCCTCGTTAGGTGCTCACGGTAACGAGACCTCTGGTAAGGCGATTATCGCGAGACAGCAGGAAGGCGATGTCGGCTCCTACGTTTACATCGACAACCTCGGGAAAGCGATCCGGCAGACGGGAGAAGTCTTGTTGGACATGATTCCCGACATTTACGACACCGAACGGCAGATCAGAATTCTGAAGGATGACGGAAAAGAGGAATTCGTCACCATCAATCAGTCCGTCAAGGACGAGCAAAGCGGGGAATCGGTTGATGTCACCGACCGATCAAAAGCGAAGTTTGAGGTGCGGGTGACGATAGGCCCGAGTTACACCACGCTGAGGCAGGAAGCATCGGAAAGACTGCTGCAAGTAGGCGCAGCCTGGCCGACGCTGTTCCAGATCGCGCCCGATGTGGTGCTGAAGGGTCTCGATATCCCGGAGTCCGGCGAGCTTGAGGCGAGGATCAGGAAATACCTGATTACCACTGGAGCCATCGAGCCGAACGACGAAGAGAAAGCCAAGATGAAGCCACAGCAGCCTAATCCTGTCGAGGAATTACAGCTCCAGGCGCTGCAGTTGGATAACGAGGGCAAGCAACTCGACAATCAAAAGAAATCGGTTGAGGACGACAAAATCCTCACTGAGATTCTTGCCGCACAAGTCACGACTGCCGAAAAGATGAAGCAATTGGGACTCTCACCAGAACAGGTGAACGCCAGCCGGGCGCCAAACGGCCCTACCGGAGGACTCCGGGGCAATTCGTGAGGACGTAACCTTGAGCACCGAAGACAAGCCGACCGAAGTGGTTGAAAACACGCTGACCGTCCCCGCCGAGACGGAGCAAGCGAAACCCGAACAGGCACCGCCGGAAGATACCGGCGAGGCACCGAAGCCCAAGCCGGGCCGGTTCCAACAGCGTATCTCCGAGCTTGTACAGGCACGACGGAAAGCCGATGACGAGACTCGTTTTTGGCGTGACAAAGCGCTCGCAGCAGAGCAGGCCGCGCAGCCGAAGGCTCCGAAGGCAGAGGATTACAACGGCGATGTAGACCGTTTCGAGAATGACCGCACGCAGTACCTGACGGAGATGTCAGCGCGGCAGGCGAATATTTCTCAAATCCGCGCCCCGGAGTTGGTGGCACAGCGCGAAGTCGAGAGGCACGACGCGGAATACCAGTCAGTTCTGGAAGAGAACTGGCAGTCCCGCGTCGCGGAAGCACAGAAAGACCCCAATTGGGCCGCGGTGGCGTTGAGCCAAAGCGTCCCGGTTGACGCGGTGATGGGCGAGTTCATCAAGTCCATTGATCGCGGGCCGGACGTGTTATTCCAGCTCGGCAAAAATCCTGAATTAGCTGCACGAATTTCTGAGCTACCAGAACGCGCGAAGATCGCCGAGCTGGTGAGGTTGGAACTTTCGCTCGCCGCGCCGAAGGCAAAACCGGTCAGTAACGCTCCACGGCCACCGGACACGGTGGACGGCGGCTCAGAAGGCGCCGGGGAAGACCCGGAGAAAATGAACGCCGATCAGTGGAGAACATGGCGAAACAAACAAGTTCGGAGACGATGAAATGGCTAACACCCTACTTACCCCAACGGCAGTGACTCGGGAAGCGCTCAGAATCGCGCACGAGAAGCTGGCATTTATCGGTTCTGTCAATCGACAGTACGACGACAGCTACGCGAAGACAGGCGCGAAGATCGGCGATTCCCTGAAGATTCGGCTGCCCAACGAATACAACGTCCGCACGGGCGCTGTGATCTCGGCATACGATGACACGACGGAATCCTCGGTCACCGTGCAGATGGCGACGCAGAAAGGCGTTGACGTGAATTTCAGTTCTACGGAACTCACGCTTTCGCTTGACGACTTCTCAACGCGCATCCTGAAGCCGGCAATCTCAAAGCTGGTATCCGTGATCGAGTCCGACATGTTCACGTCGGTCACTCGCGAGGTGTACAACCAGGTCGGCACGGCGGGAACGACGCCATCAACGCTCGGTGTCGCGCTTGCGGCTCGCGCGAAGATGAACCAGTTCCTGACGCCAAAGGACGACATGCGCGCCTTGCAGTACGAGAGCGGAGCAATGGCGGCAACGGTCGATAACCTGAAGGGTCTGTTCAACGATTCCAACAAGATCAGCGAACAGTACCGCGAAGGGTTGATGGGCCGCACCGCAGGCTTTGACTGGTACGAGAACGAGCGGGTCTACTCGCACACCAACAGCGCGGGCGTGGTGACTGGCATTACCTCTAACGGTGCCACTCAGAGCGGTTCGGCAATCACGGTGAACACCACGACCACCGCCTATGCGGCGGGGACCATCGTGACGTTTGCCGGCGTGTTTGCCGTGCACCCTGAGACCAAGGTGGCCTACCCGTTCCTGAAGCAGTTTGTGGTGACCTCGGCGACTGCAACGGTGCTGACGATCAGCCCCGCACTGGTCGCAACAGGTGCAACGCAGAATGCCTCAACGACTGTTGCCAATGCATCGGCGGTGACGGTGGTATCGGGCGCGGCCTCGACGACCTACCAGCAGAGCCTGGCGTATCACAAGGATGCCTTCACGTTCGTGACGGCAGACCTTGAGGATGTGAGTCAGTACGGCTCGTGGGGTGCGCGCGAGGTCATGGATGGTCTGAGCCTGCGGATTGCGCGTCAATACGACATCGTGAACGACAAGTTCCCGTGCCGTATTGACATACTGCACGGCTACAAGGCGATCCGTCCGCAGTTCGCTTGCCGGGTCACCGGTTAAGGAGGGGGTATGTCTTC